ATGCACGCTAGCAGATTATATAGACGACATCCCGCGGCAAAGCCGGCCGTACAGGGTCATAGTCGCCTGGTCCGTAGAAAGCCAAAATCAAAAAAAAAAAATAGAGACCCATATCTCAATGCATGTGAATTGATTTGATTTGATGATACTGACTTACTACCACTATTGAATACTTAAAATAAACAAAATAAACTTGGTCGAATATTTTCGTGAGCGAGCTCTCACGTGGCCTTTAACCAATAAAACATTTATTCCTCCTTTCGCTCGACCAAAGACGCGGGAACGAGTTTTTGATTTGCAGTGAATACCGGAGTGAGATCGGCGGTGTTCATTCCTATGTAAGCGAGCTGCGCATCATCGAGCATTGACACGTAGACATTGCAATCAATCTCTGGGGAAACACTAGGCATAGTCTGTAATCTAGTCAAAAGCCGAATTGACACCTCGCCCATAGAATAACGCGCAGATGACGTCACCTCGAAAGGATTCGGGGGCTCCGGCGGGCCTGCTGGAACTTCTAACCACTGCGTGGGTGCCCTCCACGGAATCACGACCTCAAAGGTGTTCTGCCCAGCTCCTACTTCAAGCACTTCTGCATTCTGGGCAAGAATGTTTTCCATGCTTACGGTGCTTGAAGCCCCTCCATAATGGGTCGCGACGACCAAACGTAAAGTGTGTACAGACGTGGCAATCACTTCGATAATGATCTTGAAACCGCCTCTCCAAAACTTAAAAGGCGCAGCGATATATCCCATTAGGGTCTCATCTACCGTCGAGTTAAGTGGAGCATTGAATAATTTCATAGTAGGTGTCAGGGGCAAAACCATGTACACTTCACCTTCAACGTCGGATTCTTTTATCGAAAATGAATTCAAAAATGACAGCTTTTTTAACAAATAGCTGAGCGTGCACTCGGGAATCGTTGAAGCAACATCCTTTGCATCAACAAGAGACCTCTGGCCAGGGTGCATGTCCATGACGTTCATATAATGAACGTTAGTGGAATGATTGAGCATCGGAGCCGCTCTCTCAAACACGGGGGTATAGTTGGCTCCCACATTAGGGGCATCCAAAGCATACTCGGCAACTGCTCCGACTCTGGAAACCGCATCGGTCACGTCATTCAATACACCTGAGACATTCTTCGCAATTGACATCGTGGCTCCGTGTCGTATAAACGAAACATTTCCTTCGGCAGGAGGTGGGCGCAACATCTGGAAATTGCTGTTCCTGAAACGCGAATAAACGTTAACAGTGCAGTAATTCACGCTCCCGGCGGCAACCCGCAGTTTGTTGAAAACGACGATCGACACAGTGCCAAGCAGCGCAAACGGATCTCCAGTTTCTCCGTCCGTATTTAAATAATTTTTGTAATGCGCATAGGGGATAAGCATTGTCACTTCAGTCGTGTTCCCCGCCATAATCGTGACATTGGGGGCGACGCTCATTGACACCAACGAGGGCAACTGCAAATAAGAAGCACGCGCCGGGTCGCAAAAAGGAGCAAATACAACAATCAATTTACCACAGACGAACCCGGTCGATTGCACCTGAACTTTGAACTCAACATCACCATTCCAATAACAAAACTTTTGGAAAGCGGTTTGCGATGTCGAACCGATGCACTGATACGGGACACTCCGAGTATCAAGGATCGTACCTTGAACTTGCGAGTCATCCCACTGAAAACTCCTTATAAGTTGATATCTATCGACGAGACTAGCGAAACTGTACTTCTCCTCACCCATCTCCTTCCTCGCAACGCGCGGTTTCCTATCCGTCGTCACAACAGGAGCATCATTCACGTTCGTGAAGCCAATTCCGTGGTCGCCTGGATCCATATGCTTGACGAAAGCATATTCCTCTTTCAGATCCAAGTCTGACTTGAACGGGAAAATCTGAGTGTCGTAGAAGGCCTTAAAATAACCAGGTGTAGTGTCCCAGACGAAATAGCTACCTCCGAGATAAGCCGCCGCGCTATTTGTTCTAGGTGTAATGAATGACGCTGCCAGTGAATGTTCGTAACCCGACTGGGCCGTAGGTATAACAATCTCAGTCGTAGGAATACCAATGCCATTCAAAGCTCCTCTAATGGTAGCATTAGCGTAAGATAGATACGTAAGATACCAACCGGATGCCATCTCCGTGGTGCCAACAAGATAAGCAGTTCCTCTCACGACGGCGGATTTAGGATCAATGTTGAGGTTACTAGCGCCAGTAGTCGGTCCTCCAGGCCTCACTTCAATCTCGAGACTTCGGGCGGTGCAATTTTTCATGTCGCACGCAACTTCCTTCACGGCGCCCGGATCATACCTTCTGTTGACAGGTGCGACCGTAACCACGCCTAAGGAAACAAGTTGAGCATCGGTGAAGAGCTCAGTCCTGTAGTTCACGCTCTTAATAAGAACGCCATCACTAACAACTACCGACTGTTCCTTATAGTTCTGGAGAACACTGGACTGACTGAACGGAAAAACTGGTGCACCTAGAATGTTTTTCAAGCTCAGATACTCTGGCAAAGTAATATCGTAATTCCTGTTGTGAGGATAGTACGAGCCCCTGACGCTAATTGAAGGAACAAAAAAGAGAAAATGCATAGAATAATTGTCCCCAGCCGCGGCATAAATCGACAGCTCGGGCCTACTATCCACTGGAGTGTCGACGACGAAAGAGGCACTAGTCGTCTGTCGATACTTTTGTTCGCCTTCCAATTTAGGCAAAATGTTGAATTTGTAAGGAATTGTCGACGGGAATTGCAGCATAGCCCAATTGCCCTTCTTACTAGTTGAGTCAAATGGACACATACCACTGATGCCATTACCGATCACCTTTGGAACCACTGCACTGTTGGCAAGTCTCTCAGTGGCATCACTCCTGACAAGAAGATCACCATCACACTTGATGGCTAACCTTAAGTCACCACTCCAAGCCGCAAATGGTCCAGCAAACCAAGCAAGGGTACCAGCCATAGGCCTCAGATCAGTAGAAACCGAAGTCCTAGTGATGTAGGCCGCAGAGACGCTCTCGATGTAAGACGCACCAGAGGTGACGGGTGGACTGTAATACATCAAGCTGAATCGCTTCGCAGGCTCGAGAACTGTACTCTCAGTCGGCTTGTACGTTACTTGGGCGTCAGGCTTCTTCTCAGAACCGGCCTCAACCCTCACTTGAGCTTTATCAAACTCAGCATTGGTTAACTCGGGTGACTTCAACATCTGAGGAATGAACGAGTAATCGTCGCT